GTTTCCCCCCCCCCTTGGGGGGCTTGGGGGGGTACCCCCCATGTTCGATGCAGTTTTTTGTTTCCTTTCAGGTTCGGGGGTTTGGGGAACCTCCCCATTTGCTTTTTTTTTGTTAGTTCTCAAAGCTTGTTTCTTATATTGTAGTTTTTCGCTTTGAGTATCTTTTCATTAGCCATGCGGTGCCTACCGCTTTTTATTTCATCTGTGAGGCTTGTCCTCCTTTTCAGTTGTATTTCCCTGAGTAGTTCAGGGTTCAGCTTTTCGAGCTGTTGATCGTAGTATCTTGGAGGTCGGAGTTTGTTTCCGTTCTTTGTTATTACTTCATCCCATGGGTAAACGTCTGACATAAATTGTGTCAGCCATTGTTTACCTATTCCGGGTCGTCGTGACATTGTTCTATATTCAGGAACCCTGGTAGTTGTACGGTTCGATTCCTCCTTCTGTTGCCGTGTGTTCTCGGCATCTTTCATTGTGTAGCCAGCTACATATCCGGCACTCTCGAATGTGACGGTTCCTATTTCTGAGTGCCCTTTCCCCCAGATTTTTTCGAGTTCTTCCGAACGATATAGATTGTGATCGCCTTCTTTGCGCCAATAATACCTATCAGCAAAACCACAGCCAAAGAGCAGACAGTGATGATGTGGTCGACCAAGTGATCCATATTCCCCGCACTGGAAGAATTTGATTTTTTGCTTTCGGGCTTTCCTCAGTTTTTTCATAAAGAGAACGAAGTCTCTTTTATCTAGAGTGGCCACGCCAGATTTTGTTTTCGGTTCCTCTTCGTAGGTGAGGGTTAGAAAAGAGTTCTCGTCGTGGAGCTGCGCCTCATGTGAGCAGCGCATCGCCCACTCGCGTGCCTTATCATTTCGGCACCCATAGCATTTTCCACACGGTAGATTGAGTGGTGATGTTGTGTCGGCGTCCGCGAAGCGGAACGTAATGGGGATGTTGCCATCCCCATTACGCTCTTTAGATCGCCATCCGACCAGAGGATCATTACAGGCCATTATAGCCGGATTCCGCCTCTCATCGGGTTTCCGATGTTATTTTTTGGATGGACTCCATTGCCTCGGCGGAAGTTCTTACGCGATCGTCCTCGGGACATTCGGCTTCGATAGGCCATCGTTCCTCCTAGTGTGACTTCTGAAGTTTGTAGCGTTTCTTGTTGCGTTGGCGTTCCTGGTAGGCGTCCCAGGGCTCCGCTGTGTATCTACGCGGTGAGTAGAGTTGCTCCTTGTTTTTACCCCTGTCACGGTCCTGTGGGATGGCTCTGGGAGTCATCCAGGATTTCGAGCGGGTACGGATCGAGGCTCCTGCTTTTGCCGAGTGGGGACCGTAGGCGTTGAGATAATCTTTGCTCATGGCCTTGATGCCAGGCAAGTAGTCTTGATAGTTTTCCATGACCCAATCGATACCTTTTTTTCCTAATTTCCAGGGTACGGATTTGACCTCCTCTTTGTGTGTCATGGCGGTGATCTTTCTTGCCTCGGCCAGCAGCTTGGCCGATTGAGCGCCGGCGAGTTGGACCTGGGCTCCGACGGCAGGTGATTTGCCGTATTCGGCCGGTGGTACGAATGGTGTCGATGCTCCGCGGTTGACGGATAGCATCGGGTTGAGTCCCGCGGCCTGGAGGTCTTTTACTTCTCTCTGGTGCGCGGTGTTGGACATTTCGGTGGCGTACTTCTGAGATTGTTTGCGGGCTCGGTAGGCGCCATAGGCGGATACGGCTGCACCGATAACGGCTCCCCAGATCATGGGGAACAGGAGGATCATGATTTATCCTTTGGTGGATGTATATCTTTCTTTGTTGTGAAGAGCCATCCAAACATCGACATCCATAGTCGTCTCCACATAGTTGATCATCTCCTTCATCATTTTTGTTCCGCAGCTGCAGCATTTGGTATCAGGACGTTCGTCGCACCAGTAGGCGCAGAGTATTGCGTCGAGGCTTTTCCACATTAGAAGTGGTCAATCAAGCCGGGGACGCTGTAGACCGGCATGGGTCGGGCGCACTTCATGTCGAAGAACGAATCGAAGATGATGTGAGGAGCGCCTGCAGCTTCTTCGACGGCCAGGACACGATCGAGTGGTGGTGTCTCCTGGATGAAGGTATCGCCCAGGACGACGGTGTCGTCAAATTCTTGAGCCAAGTGCCATACGTCGAGTGATGTTGAGAAGGCAGATCGGAACTGTCCGCTAATTCTGGAGGGCGAATATCTGTATTCGGCCCACCGTTCCTGATAGCCCCACACGTCTGTATTTGCAGGACTTGTGGCGTCGTGGTCCTGGTAGAAGATCTCTTGGTACAGGACGGCCTGTTCCCCGATTGATTGGAGGGCAGGCCAGTAGAAGTCATAGCGCGTGTTGCGATGCCACATCCTGGCGACGCCTTGTTGATAGGTGAGGTCCGCGCGTACTGATGCGAGGCCCATGATGTAGCCGTGCTCGACGAAGCTTTTATTGAATCCGGCTGATCCGACGGCGGTTCCGTATCCGGAGAGGTCGCCTCTGTTTTGTCCGTCAAGCCAGCCGGTTGGACCGGCTGGTTTTGTTTGCGGGCCGGTGTGAGCAACGGCGGTGATGTTGATCGGTATGCTTCCTGAGCCCAGAAATTCCGGGCGTTGAAGCCGGGCGTCGCCTGTCGAAGTTTGGAAGTGAGCCTTGACGATCTCGACGTACCTTGTTCCGCCCCTGGCATCACGCTCGAAAAGCTTCTGTAGTTGGAAGGCTTGTCGAAGCGTGTTGATTGTTGCGGCTGTTGCTGATCCAAGATCGACTTCAAGATTGGGATTGTTCCAATCTGCGCCGCCAGCGTCTACTCCTGGTGTTCCGGACCATTCAGCACCGTGAATTGCGGTGCTTTTGAGGACTGCGGCTGGTTCTGTGCCGATGTCGAATGTTGGTATGCCTGTTCCGACGATTGGCGCTGAATCCCCCAGTGGTATTTCGACCCCGGGTCCCTTCGAGACGAAGGGGAGGCAGCTCGTGAAATAATCGTGACGCTTCCCGCGCCGGAGCGGGTATCGATAGAACGAGTTGAGATTGTCGGGACCGTCGTCTTTTGGTACGGCGATAGAATCCTGAAGGTTCTGATCTCGGTAGAATTGATTCCAGATTGTTGCGTACATCCGGAACGGAAGTGCGTTGATGCTGAGGTTAGTTTTGCCTACGGGGATTCCCATGTAGTCAAGGAGTTCCTCGGCTATGCCTCCGCTGGAGTGTGTAACTTGAGGGATGACGTAGTCGGTGCTGTCCCCTGGGTCGATTTGTTCGCCCATGAACTTTTGGAAGTTGTCCCAGAGAATTCTGGAGGGACAGAAGAAGAATTGAACGTCGAGGTGAAGATTGTCCATGACCGGGTAGAGTGGTGTTGACATACGTGCAAAGGCCGTCATGTTGACGTTGAACGTATCTCCCGGAAGTATTTCGTCGACCAGGATGGGAATTAATTTCCCGGCCGAGAATGTGGTCTTGTGCGTGTGACTACGGTTGAAGACGCTACGTTGGATGTTTGACTTCGGAACTTGAGAGAAGTCGTGTTCTGACCTACGGTTACCGTATTTTCGGGCCATGGTTCCCCTCCACAAATTGCTTACTTGATCTATTTGTGTTTAGTGACACCGTGAGATTTCATGCCAACTCCGCCAAAGCCAGGAGGGGGACCCCTAACCAGAGTGGGGCCCCCCGCTGGTTGGGCCTACGCTTTTGTAGCCTCTGGAGGCGGCGTAGACGGTTTCGGGGTAGGTTCTGCCGGTGTCGCTTCCTCAACCTTGGTAATTATGCCCAGTTCGATTGCTTCCTTCCTGTTTCCGGGGTCTGCGCAGAAGTCGAGCAGTTGCCCTGGGTCGTTCTCGAATCTCGTCCGAATTTTGGACGGTAGGGTCATGAAGGCATCCTGGGATGCCTGGACGGTTTCGTGGCAGGCCTGGTAGTCTCCGACTTCTGAGACGTCGGCGAAGATTGCCTGCCGCTTGTTGAGGATTTCTGGCGTGATAACGCCAGTTTTCATGTACTTTTTCATGATTTGATTCAAGTCGCACTCGCGCTTGAAGCTCTGTTTGGTCCTGATTTTATCTCCTGCGCAGGAGAGAATCTGGCGCTTACCCATTCTGTTTCCTTTCGATGTCGACGTAGTCCATCGCGTTTCCGATGAGGATCGGAACTTCGCAGCTGTCGAATTTTCCGTGCGTGGTTAGGAAGTAGCCGAGATGGTAGAGCTTGTAGTCTGAGGGATGTTTACCGATCGTTGTTTTTTCGTCGTTCGCTAAGTCGGAGAACATTCTTGAGGCGACTCCGATCGCCGGTGTGAAGAATGGATTGTTGTAGACCTCAGCTTTTTCGTCGTAGATCGCGAACGCTAGTAGTTTCATAAGGCTTGTCCTTTTTGGGGCCCGCTAGTGGGCGTTATCGGGCTTATGGGGCCCGTTTATTTAGCTTAACTGTTTCCCCCCCCCCTTGGGGGGCTTGGGGGGGTACCCCCCATGTTCGATGCAGTTTTTTGTTTCCTTTCAGGTTCGGGGGT